GTGCGGAAAATAGCCATCAGGTAATACTGTCTCCAAATCCTGCTGCTGTCAACTCTGCGACTTCTGAATCACTTAAAAAGTGGTCATGCGCACCAAGCCACAATTTTGCTACTTGACCCGTGTCGCGTTGATCGACTGTGGTGTAATTCCCATTAGTGAGTTTGTATAAATTGCGAACACGAACATTAGTGCGGTTATAGCGTTGCAAACGATTTGCTGCGTTACCGCCACCAAAGTATCCACCAGGGTAATTGTCTGTGTATGGGACACGGAAGATGTGTGACTTGACCCATTCTGATGGGACGTAATCGCCTACTCCTGAGCCGTCTGCTGTTCGTAATGCCCCGACAACCCTGAGTGCAGAGCCTTCTCCCGTTCCCGAACCCGACGCAGTACGGATGCCCGTGACGATGCGTGTTGCGGTCTGCGTTCCTTGACCAGACCCAGTAGCAGTTCGTGGTGCAACATGGAGTCCGAGTGTAGTCGATGTTCCGTTTCCTGCACCCGTGGCGGTGCGTGGTGCGATGTGTAAGCCTGTGGCATCAAAACTGGATGTGCCTGTTCCTGTGGCAGTTCGTGCGGGGTTGATGTTCCAGTCGGCTGTGTCACCTGCTGTTGCCCCACCTGCACCGTATGCTGTGCGGAGTATGCCGACGACGATGGTGTTGTTGGATGTTCCTGTTCCGTCGCCTGTTGCGGTGCGGGTGAGGATGCTAAAGAAGTTTGAGGTGGCTGTTTCTGTGCCAAGTCCTGAGCCTGTGGCTGTTCGTTGGACGGCAGTCTGGTTGTAGATTACGCCTATCTGGTTGTAGACGTATCCTGGTTGGTTATAGGTGGTAGTCATTAACTACCTTACGCAGCCTCGTAAATAATGTTTAGATATATTTCGTCGCCAGTAGCGGGGGTAACTGGAACAGTATTAGACATTGGGCTGAGTGTTTGCGTGGAGTTTGAAAATGCAAGAACACGAAACACAGACGCATTTGCCACGCCAGCAGGCTGCAAGTTATATCCACCTGTCACGTTTGCATCATAAAAAAGACCGTTGCCGTTAATCGGTCCATAGTTTGTTGGGGTGCTTGCACTCACTGGAAAAGAAAAATAGTAAACACCGCTACCCATTGTTGTTGTGCTGCCTATTTGGAGAAATATGGATGCCATAACGAGTTTGTTGACCCGCATATATTTTCCAGTTAAAACACCGTTGCCCAAAACAGGGTTGGTCGTACCAGCAGTCCAAGTTGGTGTGTATGCGATGCTTGTTGCGCCAACGCCGTTGAGTGATGCGGCGTTTGTTGAGCCAACCCAAGCCGACCCATCCCAAACCTTTGTGGCATCCGTGTCAGTCTCATAAATCATTTGCCCGTCATAAGGTGACGCAGGACGAGTAGAAGACGTACACACACCAGGCTTAACAATCGACTGTGCGCCAACAACACTAGACAGTGGCATCTGGACTCCATTCTTCTGCGGTGTTACCTTCAGCAACCCACGCTAGGTATTGCTGGTAATCAGAGTTAGCAGCGTCAAACGGAATGATTGAGCCATCTTCAAGTCGCTTAACACACGATGCTTCTAGACCAGTAATGCTGTCAACACATTTTTTGTACATTACAACTCCGCACTAAAATCTAAATACTGACTTCCGCCAATTGAGTACATAATAACTGCTTGTCCAAGTGACCCGATTGTGGCGTTAAAGTCTATTTGGGCGTGATTAATAGTATTATACGTAGCGTTTATTGTTGTCCCAGTTGTTGTCCCAGCACCGTTGTAGTAATACATTGTTCCAGAAATACCCGTTGTAGGTACAGCCCGCATTTGAGTATGAAATGGAAATAACATACGCACTGGACCTCCGTTTGAAACGCCATTTCCTACAGGGTCTACATGGCGTTGATAGTACCGCTGACATTTAGCAAGTGTGGTTCCGTAGTCTTCAAACTCAAATGGTGTAGCAACAGAACCAGCCTCCAACTGAACACCCGTCACCTGCCAATAGTTACTAGTAGCGGATGCAAGGTTTACTTGACCAGGGGCATCAGTTGAGATAACTCTTGTAGACCAAGAAGTATTTAACGTTCCAGATGTATAGTTGCTTCCACCAGCCAGCCAAAAAAACAACTCTAAACCAATAGCATTGTCATTTGCTATCTGACCAGTTGTATCCACAGGAAATGTGATTGTTTCTTTTTCCCATGTTGCCGAAGCGTTAATTGTGTATAAAGCAGAAACAGAACGGTTGTTGGTTGCATCAAGAAGTTCAACAATGTATGTGCCAGTTATATTTGATTTAGCCCAAAAACTTAAAGTTAACTGTTTTGCGTTTGGTGTGCCTTTCAAAAACTGTTGAACGTTCTGCCCTTCAAGTCTTTGATTAAGTAGTAGATAGTCACCTGCGGCTGGTGAAGCATCAGCAGTAGTGCATACCATTTTTACCGATTTGCGAAAACCCGAACCTGTTGGTGCATCATTTTCTACTGATTGTGTCCATGTCCCCAAAGTGTTGTTTAGCGTGTTCCATCTGTCTGCGGTGTAATAGCCAATAGTAGTGATGCCCGCTGTTGATGTTCCACGTTGATGAACCTGCATCGCCCCGTTAATAACCATGTTCCTGCCACCAGCGATAGGAGCCAACACAGTCCACTGTGTACCATCCCACACCGCAGTCTGGTCAACATCAGTCATATAAATAACCTGACCATCAAACGGGTTCACAGGTCGACTGGTTGAGAGGCAGACTCCAGGTTTGATGCCTTGTGTTGTTGCAGAAATTGTCATTGGGTTGCCTTAATGATGTAGTTCAAAACAAGTGTTGGTTGTGTAATTGGGTGTGCTGTGCCAGAACCAGTAGTTTGGTTTGTTGGTATTGCTGTACGGGTTGTTCCATTGGTGTAACTGCCACTAAACGCCCAATATGTAGGGATAACTGTTGCGTCACCGAAACCTATAACTGTAGAACCCGCCTCAGATGTTCCGCTGTATTGTGTACGTGCGTCAATCGGGTCAAAGTCCATTGGGTGAGAGTGCTGATTTTGAATGTGAGTGTGAATTGGCATCTGCGCTTCGGTCAACGTATGTGTCTGCGCTCCACCAGTAGCACCCAAAGTATTAGAAGCAGTAAGAACCGTACTAGTCAAACGTGAAGCAGCCGAACCACCCATGTTGTCAACACCAGCAGGAACACGACCACGCAAATCAGGAAGATTAAAAGTCGTTGACCCGTCACCCGAACCATAAGTCGTACTCAACGCATTAAACAACGCTGAATAATCTGTACGGCTAACAGCCTGACCAGCACACATCAACCAGCCAGCAGGAGCATTAACACCAGCGAACGCCGATACCACCCCAACAGGAACCTGCGAAGGTACGCCCAATCCAACAGACAATCCCATTACGCTGTCTGCTTCTCCCAACCCACAACCGTAACAGTCACCTTGCTCGCAGTATCAGACAACCCCTGCAACGTTTCGCCAGCAGCCAACACCAACGCTGTGTCCCAAACCATCACATCATTCGCACCAATCGGCAACGCAGAAAACAAACGATTAGCCGCAGTCGCAGCAGAACCAATCGCAAGGGTCACAGTACGGTCAACCGTGTCCGTGTTACAAATAACCACCTGCTTGATAATGTCCGCATAACCAGTTGCAGCCGTAACAATAGTTGTAGTCGAAGTACCCAACTGCACAGGTCCACCAAGACGTGATTCGTTTCTGTCACCAACAGCCATAACTAAACTCCAATATCCATAATAAGAATCGCACCTAAAGCGGCACTACTCGTAGGGTTAGAAACCTTGTAATCCAACGACGTAATCACCGTTGAACTAGTCACCCCAACTTTAGCCTGCAACGCTTCAATAGCATCGTTAGCATCAGCGTGCTGGTCAGCATGAGAAGGACTGGTAAGTGCATCCGTGCTAGTCGGATTAGTTAGCGCGTCTAACGAAGTAGGAAAGCCTGTTGCCACGAGGGGCTACCTTCCTAGTCCAGCGTCAACGTAAGTGACGTAATCTGAAACGTGTCGCCCGCAGTAACAGCAGCCGAAGTAGCCAAACCACCCGACCACAAACAGTTACCAGTAGTCAACGAATCCCACAACGACCAATGCGTATAGGTTTCTGTAGTGGAAACGTTCGTCCACTCAACAGTTGCTGAAGAAGCCATCGAGCCTGAAGATGCAGCGGAAAAAGTTACAGCCTTACGGGTTGCTTCGGTTGCTGCGTTAGATGTTCCCGCTTCACCAGGGTCGCCTGTGTGCAACTTCAAATAGACAGCAGCAGCAGAATACGATGTTCCGCGCAGCGTGTTTAAAAATGCTAGTTCCGCATAGTTAGAAATTGACATATAAACCTTTCGTTCAAAAGACTATACCAAATACAAAAGTGGGGTAGCCGAGCGGGGGGACTCGACTACCCCACATCTGTGAGGTACTAAACGCTAATTAAGCGTTTGTGCCAATGCTGGATGACGACTCAATGCGACGCAATGATGCTTCGCGGAATCGACCATATCCACCGAGCCAGTACCAACCGATTGGATTGAAACGCATGAGCGAGTCAACCACTGGGCCGCGAACGACCTTCGGTACTGAACCGTTTCCGTCAATCTGGCTGTAAGTCTTAGCCAAAGCCTGACGGCCCATGATGTGGGTGCAATACACGTCGATGGTTCCAGTTGTGCTGGTTCCGTTCGATGCGTCAGTGAACACCTTGGCGCGAGGGGTTTCGATGAATCGTACTGATTCAAAGGTTCCGATTTCGCCGTTGTAGATGTTTGCTGTGTCAACGTTGATGTGAGGTGCGTTCCACGATGCGTTTCCAGTTTCACGACGAAGGTCGTAAGAAACGTCTGGGTGGATGTAGCCCATGTAGTAACCGTTGAAGGTTGCAACGTTTGCACCACGCAAAGCAGCAGTCTGCTTACGGATGTCGTTGGCTTCAATGATGTCCTCGGCTGCAACGGTTACACGGCTTGAAGGATCAGATGATCCACCGCCACCGTATGCAACGTTGGTTCCACCAGCAAGAACTTCACGAACAACCTGGTCCATTGAGTCACCAGCGTTGTAACCAATAAGGTTCGCTGCTGCTGCATCAACATCCAAGAACGCTGTTCCACGGAGTTTTGCGGTTGTTGCTACGGTGTTACCGTATTCAGCCAAAGTAACCGTTACCTGACTGTCAGCCATTGTTGCAGGCGTGAGGTCAGCGGTTTCGCTGAGGGTTGAAGTCGCTGCTGCAAGTTCGCTGAAAATCGTGAAGATTACAGCCGATCCTGGCATTGACTGGTTGGTTGCTTGTACGTCCGCTGCTTGGTCGAACAGCATCTCTGATCGAAGGGCGAAATACGCCAAACGATCATAAGCAGACTGATCTACAGACAACGAACTGGCTTGTGAAATTGCCATGTTGTTATTCCTTTAGGGGTAGCCCCAAAGAATGTGAATCCTAAGGGGAGTGATTAGTATTTTTCTGCTTCGGCTCTCGCCTGGGCTAGCAGTTGCATCACTTCGTCTGGGGACTTTGCTTGGGATACTTTCGTACTCCAATCAACCACAGGTTCACTAGTCTCACCCTGTTTTTGAGCCTGAGAAATTCGATTCCACGCTTGCTGTTCGCTAGCGATTTCTTTCTTTTGACTCGGGATGAGATTTGCTTCTTCTGCTGCCGCACGGATTGCATCAGGGTTCATTTCCCCGTCGTAAGCCTTAATAAAGTATTCGGAAATCTTGGAACTGGTGTCAACACCTGCTTCCAAAAAAGCCAATTTCTTTTCAGCCTGCGCCGCCTTAGCAAGAAGTTCATTCTTCTGCTTCAGTTCTGCTTCCAGTTTTCGCATGTGTGCTCGAACTGGATCCTTTTGCTGCTGGTCTTGCGTTTCGTCCTCAAACTCGTAGTTTGCGTCTGACATGACCCACTCCTTCTGCCCACATCGGAACGGAGGTAACCGACGGCTGCAATCTCACCCCTTTTGGCACATTGAAATCGGGGGTTTTCCAATGGTGTTCTTTGCGAACACTCTCAGTATACACACACCCACAATCAGTGGGTCAAGGATACTACTGCGCTTTCCCTATTCCAATTTGAGTTGCGCCCTGAGTTGCACCTTGGGTGCGAACAAACTGCCCGCCACCTTGGAATTCACCAAGACGAAGTTTCTTTCTGCGTTCAAGTTCTTGCTGTGCCGCAACGTCATAGCCAAGTGTTGCGCCAATGATGTCCTCGGTTGTCAATGCGGTTTCGCCAGCAAACTGTTGCCTAAGTTCGCCCATTGCACCGATCTGGCCAAATGCCTGACCAGCAGTTGCACTGCTTACGCCACGAGATGCCAGTTCCTCGGCAAGTACTCCAGTCAATTGGATGCCACCTTGCTCTGAAGCACGAGCAGCGATATTGGCAGCCTGTGCTTGACGGGCAAGTTGCTTGGAGTCAAGAAGGGGCTTTGTCCGTTCAGGGTCAATAAAGTAGGCAGCAAGTTCGCCGTCAGACACACCGTAGAGTTCAAACATCTGACGCTTTACTTCTGGGTCTGCGTCTTTAACGGCATTGTATCCCTGTTCGATGCGGCGCTGGACTTCGCTTGGGGCAACATCGCCCTCAATCCATTTAGCAAAATCTGCCTTTGGATCGTCATAGAAGCGATCGGGGAGATTATTTGCACGAAGGGTGTCTCGATAAGACTTTTCAAGCGCAATATACGAGGCTGGATCAAGTTCAGATAAACCGTTTTTTAGACGTACAGCATTTGCTGGAAAACGTTCCATGTATTCGGGACGTTCACGAATCTTTGAAATTAAGGCATCTGGGTTTCCTGTGTTTATTTCATCACGGGAAATCAAATCAAACAGAAATGGCTGAAGTGAACTTAGTCCGTATCTGTCTAAATAGGTTGTAAGGGTATTCCGAGCATCTGTTCTAGCCGCTTCTTTTGCCATGGCAGCCTGTTGTAATTTGAATTCCCTTTCCATACGGGCAATACGTTCTTCTACCGTTTCGCCAGTATCAAGAGTCTTAGGGTCAACTCCGTATTTTGGATCATCTGGTGAACGACCCCATTGATCTTTTACTGGTTTTTCAACTTTAAGATATGGGTTATTGCCTAATCCAGAAGCAGCAAAATTAGCAGCGCCTTCTGGTGTAGCCCAATAAGCGGCAAGATCAGCCTGTAAATTTTCTAAACCTAAACCAAAATCGACACCACTAAAATCCATAGCCATGGTTATTCAACCTTTCCAAATGCTCGAGCAATCGTAGTCCCAATATCAAGAGCCTGCTGGTTTGCTGTCTTTGTATATTGCCAACCGTAGTTAGGGTCTGTCTTTAGCATGGTTTGCCATTCGCCAATGCTCATTGTCCTTGGGTTCTTTGGGTCACGAGCATCAAAAGCAACTCTGAACTTTGGGTCCATCATGTTGATTGACGAAGATGGCATTTCAAGGATGTCTCCAGCAAACGACGCATATTGATCGGCAACAGTTTTTACCGATACACCCTGGTCAATAAGGTCTGCAAGACCTGGGTAAAAATGCTTTGCCTGCGCCATTGCCTCACGGCGAATGTCCTCGATGGTTTTTTCACCAGTTGCATATGCCTTTACAGCATCTTCGTCTGGTGAAATCAAATAGTTTGCGTATTGCTTACGAACATCTTGAGAAAGTTTGCTTGCGTTAACTTGCTTTAGTACTGCTTCGTAATCACTTGTGCCAGATTGCTTATAAACAAACTGAAACATCTTTTGTTGAGTCAATTCACTTGATTCACCGTTGCGAGCAGCGGTACGACCAATCTCTTGCCAGTCAGCATCAGACAGACCAAGTGAACCGTAAGTCTTTTTTAACGTAGTTACTTGATCCGAAATATCAAAGTTTTTATCTGCTTGTGACTTTTTATCAAAAGCCTCTTGCTTCGCGCTTGACGCACGACCATATTCGGTATTAGCAATAAGGGTCTTGATTTTGGCTGTTGCTGTTTCTGGATACAAAAACCATTGATTCTGAACAGCAGTTTTGATGATTTCTTTTACATCTTCCCCGAAAATAGGATCGGTTAAAAATGCCCCAAGTTCTGGGTACTTGGCTACAAATTGCTGTTCCCAATCCGCACCAAGTGTTGGGACTTTTGATTTTTTGTATTCTTCCTGCAAAGTTTTACGGTTTGCTGGTGTATCAGGTAAACCACGAAGTTCCAACTGATCTACGATCCACGTGCTAGGTGCAATTTTTGTAGGAGTTCGTTTTGTTGAAGTAGTTGTAACAACTGGTGTTTCTGAAGTTACAGTTGGACCAACGTCCTTTGAGTCAATTACTCCGTCTTTATTAATGTCCTTTGGTGCAAGAGCCGTGTCTTTTGCGTCTACAACACCGTCTTTGTTTAAGTCGCCTGTTACAACTGTTTTTTGACTATTAGGCAGCACGACACCAGTAACGCTTGCATTTGCTGGAACAGTTGTCTGTGTAGTCTCAGATGGGAACGGTACGCCACCGTATTTTGTAACTAATTTTTCATATTCCTTAACAAATTTAAGTCTTGGCCCTGCTGTTGGCTTGTATGCAAGTGCAGCAGAACGAGCAGAGCCAGTAGCGACTTTGACCTGAGATTCAAGACTCTTTTTTGTATTCATTAGAGTTTTGTATTTATCTGAAAACAAAGGAATTTCAACTTTAATTGTTCGGTCACCAACGTTCATAGTGTCGTAGCCACGACCGATAATCGTATCGATGTCTTTAATCTGTTGTTGTAAATCAGAAATTGCTTTATCTAATTCCTCAAGACTCATGTTTGAATAACCGTCAGCCATATCAGCCTCCTAATGCTTTCTGCACCATTTGGACAATGGATGCCGTTCCTTCAACTTGTGCTGCTTGTGGGTCTTGTTCGATCAATTGTTGGGTAACAATGTTCTGAACACTGGCTGGTTGTTCAACCATACCGCTACTTGTCTGTTGGTAACGAGCATCTTCTTGCTGGACAAATTTCACAAGCCGATCCATTTTCTCTGGGGACAAAGTGCTCCCGAGCAATTGAATAGCAAGTTCGTTTGCTACTGGCTTAATGTCGTCAGAAGAAGTAACTTGAATTTTTTTAGCACCGCCACCAGTTGAGCCAAGATATCCGCCGCCATCTTTAATCATGTAGTCAAGAGCAACATCAAACGTACGACCCAAACTGTTGGCTTGACGAAGAATAACGCCAACCGCCGCAACATCTCTGTCTTCAAGACCACCCTTAGTTGGATTATAAGAACCTCCAACGGCGATCTTTACTCTATTGAGAATTTCTCGACGATCTATGTCGTCAAGGCTATATAGAATTCTTTTTGCGTCTTTTACCTCATCGTAAGTTGTTTGTACAACTCCGTTGATGTACTCAAAACTGTTATCAGCAGTAGTTCTATTTGGGCCTGTGTAAAGCGTTGATTTTCCAGGGTATCCAGGTTTGTAGCCAACAACGGGACGACCAGGGCGCGGAATTGATAGATCAAAGTCAGATGTTCCGCCACCCATTGCTGCAATAGCAGCGGCTAGTCCACCATCACCAGTAGATGCACTTGTGTTGGTTTGCTGATCCGTGCCTTCGTTATTTCGTGGAGTTACCATTTTACTCTTCCGTGTACTGCATTAGTTCTGCTTGAAGTTTTTGCTCAAACAGACGTTGAAAATCTGGATATTTTTGTATCAAACTATCTGCAATGCTAGCAAGGTAATTCCTGAGTGGAGTTGTTGCTTTGGACGACAGGCCGACATAGCCAGCACCTTGCGCCGCTGCAAAAGCCTGGTCGCGTTTTTCAAGATAGATACGAGCGGCCTCTGCCACCTGATTGTCTTGGAGTTTGTTTTCATTAACAGCCTGGCTCAACTGGTTGATAAAGACTGGGAATTCTGCTGGGTCAAATGACGCAACTGGTGGGAATCCAGGCAGTTCTTTGTTGAGTTGAGCGCGGTATTCGCGCAACCATTTTTGCTGAATACGGTTTGGATATGGACCAAACTGCAATCGTGCCTGACGGAACTTGGCTGAACCGACCATGAGTTGTGCTTGGTCAATTACGTCAGAAGCAGACAAACGCTCACGAAGACCAGTATCAATCTGCTTCTTCCAAACACTGAAACCAAAGTCATCTCCACCAGGAGCAAAGAACCCAGAAACACCCTTGTACTTTTTCATCAAACTTTCGTTCTCTGAGGCCCAATCGTCAAATTTTTGGGTTGGCTCAATACCAGAAATTTGGGACTTACTCTTTCCAGAGATGTACAGCATCATGTCATCGCCAAATGTGTCTAAGAAGGTTTCTACGGATTTGTCGTAGTCATCGGACTGTAATGACTGGAACTGTTTAATCAGTTCAGCCATGTACATATCGCCTTCTTTTGTATCCAGTTCAAATTTCACCGAACCAGAAGCAGGACCAAAGAATTGGTTCACAGCCCTAAACAGTGACAGCACGCGGGCTTTACCACGAGCATCATTGAGTAGACGCTCCTTGTCGTTGATGTTAGCCAGGTCGTATTCACCCTTTGCGTACAGCGCTCGTACAGTCTCGACATAGGTTTGGCTGTAGATCCCATCCATCTTGTCTGGGTTTGCTTTGATTGCGTCAAATGTTTTGCGCAAATATCCAGGGGTAAAGTCAGCAAGCCCAGTTCCAGGTGTTCCGTATGGCAACAGCACTTTGCGGAAGTCGTTTTCTTTTGGTACAAATGGAAGCAAATAGTTGGCGCTTATTTGTCCAACTGGTCCAAGTGCTGGCATGAATGACAAGCCAACAGACAGACCCTTTACTGGAGCGGATAATGGGGCTGTCAAGCCAGTAAACAATTGAGCAGCCTTGTCCGACAATGGATAGTTAAACATGTATTGATTTGTTTGTGGGTCTTTATAAAAGAAGCCAGTTCCATCGCCCTCAAGGTCCATGTTGGTTGCACCAGTAAATACTCGTTGCACTTTACGCAAGTTTGTTGGATCTTCAACAAATTGCTTTGTGTACTTAACAAGTACTTCACGCCATGCAGCACCAAATGGTGCTAGTACACGCAAAGTGTCGTCTACGTTTCGGCGTTGTGCGGCATCGAACAACATGCCTTTCATGCTGATGAACGACCTGTTGGCAGCCCATTCGTTTAGTTGTTCTACTGTCCCTACGCCATTGGCTTTGTCTCGCAATGCAAGAAGGCTGTCAAATTCTTTACCTTTTGCACGACCACCAATGTATGCCGCTTCGGTGATGCCCATGCGTTGAGCACCCTCGCGAATGTTATTCATCATTATGTCAAATTGTTCTGTAGATAAAAGGTCTGCGTTTTCTTTTACATACTTGTAGTAGTAAGACCTAAACAATGGGGACTTTTCAAGTTTCTCCATTGCACCACCAGCAATAGTGTCAAAGAATACGTTTGTAACGTTCTTCCACTTATCCATGATCCGAGCCATACCCTTGCTGTCATTTGGGTTTACTCGAACGGCATATCCAGTTGATGATGGAATCAGTTGATTTGCCCTGTTGTCAACGCTGTCATAGACTTTGTTGACTACCTGAACGGCAAGATCGTTATATGGTTTTGTGTTAAATGGGTCGTGTATTTTGCCCCATGCAGATTCACCCTGGTGAACTGGTACAACATCCCAAATTTCACGGCTAACCATTTTTCCAGTCGGAGCGTTACCAGGTCCTTTTAGTTCGACCATTGCGTTTCGTACGTCAACAACAACGTAGTCAACTTCTGCAGCGTTTTTACCAACTGGTTCTGCGCCTCTATAAATTGTTCCAACACCAGGTTTCTTGTTGTAAGAAATAATTCTGCTGTCTTCTATGTCGTTTGGAAAAACTTCTTTTATGTTTGCGCGACTATCTCCAACGTCAATAAATGGGATTCGGTTGTGTTCTGCAAGAATTCGCATTTCTGGAGTTCCTTGCCATTTGTCAACACGACCAAATACTTCAGATTGAACCCAAGAACGGAGCATCATGTCTTCATCACCGAAACGGTTCATCGGGACTTTGATGCGCTTTGGATTGCTCATTGCATCTGTTCCGTAGTGGTAACCAGTCCGAGCAAGTTCAATAAGTTTTGATCGTTCTTCTGGGCGCGTAGCAAGATAATCCATTACCCTGTCTACTTCTTTTGAGTAAGCAAACTTTGGATTAGTTGAACCAGACATTGCATTGCGCAAGATGTCGTCTTTGTTGAGCATTCGCAACTGGTCGAGAATACCCAATGTATGGTTTTCTGGGTTTTCGAGTCGAGTTACATTGACGTAATCGCCACTTTGCATAACGCGGTTTACTGCATCTGTTGGGTCACCAACAAGGCCAAGGGTATTACGACCCATTGCGTTAAAAAAGATTTCGTCTACTGGTGTTCCTTGAGTGCCAACATCGACGATTTTTTTCTTAGCGCCTTTTGTAAGCGCTTCGCCCATGATTGATTCTGGTGCTCGTTTGCCCATGACATACATGAAGTAAGCCATTGGGTTGTTGAACAAACCATTTAGCGATTTATCTCCAGATAGTGCAATATGGAACTGACCATCAAGCAAGTTTCTTGCAATGTAGCCAGGGTTCATCAAAGTAAACGGTTTCCACACGTTTGTTTGTAGTTGTTCTACAAGTTCTGGCAGGAATCTTGTTTCGCCTTCCGCGGTTGAAACAAGGCTTCCAACACGTTTTCCAGTCATCTTCTGAATTGTCCTTTGATAAAAAGGATCGCTGGTAAGACGACGAAGTGTTCTTGGGTCTGGAAGAACCTGTACGTTGTTCAGAAGTTCTGAAATAACAGTAGGGCTTACAATCTTTCCGTCAAGATCATCGATTGATTTGATCGCTGTTCCCTTGCCGACTACAGCGCGGATAACATCGTCTTCGTCGAGCAAACCGTTATTTATCAAAGACCTGATATATGAGTGTCCTGGGTTTGTACCCATTTCTGTTGTAATGCGCGTACGAAGTTTTGTGAACTGCTCGTCATAGTTAGCCATAAGTTTTTTAATGGCTGATTCAGGAACGTCATATCCTTCACGCAAGGTTGTTGCAATTGCATCTTTAACAACAGTGCGCACTTCGTAAATACCAGTAGGGCTTCCAGTTGATGCGTTATACGCTGCTGCGGCACGACCAATGATTGACCTGTAAGAGTCTTCTGGAAGTTTATCTTTTATCAGAGTCAACATTCGATCAATGTTTTGGACTGCTCTAAAACGATCTTCTGGCGTACCTTTGACCAGCATTACGCTCTTAGACATAAATTCTGTTTGTCGTTCAACAAAGTTCTTTACACCAGGAACGCGGTACATAGTTGATTCGGCAAATCGGTTCATTATTTTTGAACTTGCACCAGGGAGTTCCGTGTAACTAGTTGGGAACATTCCAAGTTTTCCGCTTCCAGCAGCAGGGTTCAAACGCGCAGCAGCCTCAGCAATAACGTATGGAACTTGGTTTCCTTCTCCTCCGTCAATAAAACGGAGTGCTTCTTCGTGGCTGATTGTTCCGTCAAAGATTTCTTCTTGGATTCTGTGCGCATGATAAGCGCGTTCTTCCGCAATCTTTTTTAGATTCTTATTGGTTTGAATAATAAGTTCGTTGCCCTGCAAACCATCTGTTCCAGTAGCAAGGGCGGTTTTTGTCTCGGTAAAGCCGTCAACAATCTTTTGAATGTTGTTTTCGATGTTTCGTGTGGCTCGAGTTTTGCCCCACTTTTTCATAAACTCGGTTCCATCCCAAACTTTGTTTTGTTCAGAAATGTTTCCAGACAAAGCACGTGCTTCTTCACGGCCCATGATGGTTGCGTATGGGATACCGCTCTTTGCAAGTTCTTCTGCAGCATCAATTGATTCCTGCATCAATCGTGCTTCGTTCATTTTTCCAGCAGCACGAAGATCGTTTACTGCTTTAGCGGCAGCGGTTGTGTCTTCAATACCGTTTCTTGCCATACGGCTTGCTTTGAGCCAATTGCCAAGTGGTCTTGTTGGATCGGCGTAATAGTTAACTGCACCGTCAACAAGACCAGACATAAGGTGATAAGCGGTTGAGTCGTCTGGTAGATAAAGGTCTGCTGCCCAACGACCAAGGGTAAACGCTTTTTTACCTTCGTCGTCAATTGTTCCGCGGTATTTACGTGCTCGTTCTGCTTGTAAATCAGCGGCTTGACCACCGATAAAGAAACCTTCTCCTGCTTTTTCATCGTCGGAAAGAAGTGTTCCAAGACTTGTTGATTTGAAAAATCCGTCAGATGAAGCATCGTTGAGCATTGCTGCACCCATGTTTTGAACAACTTCTGGTGCAAGGTTTAGTGTGGAAAATGTCCAACGGCTAGCAGTTTTTACTTTGTCGTAAATGTTGCGTTGCCACCAACCCTTTGGTCCATCGTTTACTGGATTGTCAAGAGTTAGTTTTGATGCTTGTTGATTAGCAAGGTCTACTGCTGCGTTGCTTGCATTTGCTTTAGCCAGTGGAAGCACTTGTGATGGACGCAAAAAAGCAGCGCGGCGATAAATGTCTGAAGTTGTTTGCGCAAGTTCTGGAGTAACCGATGCTGAAACATTTGCCTGCAGTTTTTGCTGCGCACTTATTTTGTTAAAAATAGGTTGTTGTGATTCAGGATGGAAAAAGGAAATTCCCATGCTTATTGGTTCTCTTCCGCAAATGCGTTTAGCAAATCTCCAAGGTCTTCTGTTGGGAACATTGCATAAATAGCGCGAAGTTCTTCAATTGCTTGCATACGCGGATTTTGCATTAGTGGAATTCCAGCCTGCATTGCACTTGGTCCTGGACCAAAGTTTGCGCCAGCAGTAATTGGTTCTAATGGTCGTTCGGTTGGGCGAGTAAAACCACCGAGCGTTCCTGGTACTGATCGTTGTGGTTGCATATCACTTGGTGCTTGTCCCATTGGAACAGCACGTTGTGCAGCAATCTGCTGTCCAGCAGCACCGTATGTTTGACCTTTTGCCGCAGTAGCAGCAATTTTTCCTGCAGCGTTTTGCAGGTCGGTCCTATTCGCATAGTTACCGTCAGCCATTTACCCTCCTAGTTGTGCTAATAAATCGCCTATTGGCGGCGGACCAGCCTGTGGTGGTGGTCCACCCATTGCTTCTGCGCCCATTCCTGGCATTGCAAGTCCTGGCATGGTTTCAGGCGCACCTTGTGGCGCTTGTGCTGCTTGTCGATCACGTGCTCGTTGATCTGTTCGCGCTACAGCCTCAAACAATGGAACATCTTTTTCAACAACAAGTTTTGTTAGGTATGCCAAATCTTCTGGCTGATACGGACCTTGAGGGTTCGCAGCCTGTTGTTGAATACTCGAAAGTAAAGCACTCTCTACGCCTTCCGAAATAATGCGGTCATGTTCTAGATCAGGGTCGCTAATAAGCGGGTCGGCTTCACGAGCGGATTCTTTAGACATGAGTCCAGTTCCGAGTCGTTGACCGAGGCCAATTATTAGCGAGTTGACATCCGATCCAGCCGCAGAATATGCGACATAGTGGAAATCGGTTTGCCAAATCTTGTTTGGTACATACGAGGATTCGCCGTTGTTTACGCGACCAGTAATGTAAAACGATTTTGGTGCTGAACCCCAATAGGCTTTTTCAATTGCAATAGCAATCTTGTCTTCTGCAAGAAGCGACTGTTCAAACGTGGCCTGTGCTTCCTGCACTCGGTAATCGACCGTGGCAGAAAGCACAGATTCACCGCGACGACCCGTGCGGATGTTGCTTGCTGATTCTCCACCAAATTCTGCTGGGATAGCACCTTCAAGTCGCTCTTGACGCTCAAGGCGGTCAAGCGCAACGTCTGTTTTGTAACCAGGGTTGAGTTGTTGCTGTTGCAAGTCTCCACCCTTGACAATTCCGATTTCTCCAGTAGTTGGATTTGCTACTTGGATAATTTCTGGGTTTTCACCAGGGCGAGCAACCAAGTATTCCGCTGGAAAGATACCGCGTTCAATGGCAATTTCGGTAAGTGCTTGCAAACGTGCGCGCGTGTAGTACATGCCAAGCACACCGTCGAATTGACCGTGTGGTGCATCAAGGGTAATGCGGTTTGCTACTACAGCAAGTGGCATTCCTGTGCGGTTTGGAATGTATTCAAGTCCCATGTGCGACAAACCAGAACGCTCTGTAGGCGTAAGCATTGGATTGTCTTGTGCTCCAAGAACTACAAGGTGGATGCACTCTGGTGAAACGTATTCCAACATCGTGTAACGCGTATCTGCTTGGATACGACCCATGCGTAGTTTGCCGATTACTTGTTCACCGTAGTTTTGTAGCAAATATGACGCAGTTACGCGAAATGTAAAGATGCAATCGTCTGGTAGTGGGTTATCTGGGTCGTCTACTGGTGCAGCAAAGGTGTCAAGTGGGTTGCGAACCTGCCATGTTGGCATCATTGTCTTAAAGTCTGGTCGCAAAAATACTGCTGATTGACCGTAACCAAGCAAATGGCGCGAACGACGGCGCATTTTCATTTGCATTCGGTTGTGATCCCATATTGAAAGCATTGCTTGCTTGCGTAAACGAGCGTTTTTCTTTTGTAGTTCTACGCCTTCACGAATTGGCGGGAAATACGGCGATGGCATTGTTGACGAAACACGCATTGACATCTGGTCAAGACCAATGTTGAGCAGGTTTGCTACAGATGACTTAGCATTTTTATCTAATTCGTTGAGTGGAAGAATCACATCACCGTTAGCAAGGTCGCGTACACGACGCATTTGTTCGTGTATCGGACCAGCAGCATCCCTGCGCTGGTAATATAATTCTACGATTTCATCTACAGACAGCAATGACACTCCAGTTTTAAGACCTGCTATCAAAATAGCACACTACATCCAGGAAGGTCGCCACATTCTTGGTGCTCTAACCATAGGTCGAAGTTGTGGCATGTGTAGTTCAGCAAACCAGTGAGCCATAACTAAGTCGGTTCCGTTCTTTTTGTTTCGTGTCCACGATGACATCTCGTCGATAAAGGCAAGGGTCTTCCAGTTATCGCGCATTGTTGGCAGTCGAATCTGTCCAGTTCTCCATAGTGGTGGCAGCAACGCTTCTACACCAAGGTTTTCATCAAGTTTGTTTCGTGATGTGGTGTGTGGGATTACGTTAACGCCGTGCAATGCCTGCCACTTGCGCACAAAGTCGTGGGCAAGAAGGAATCGCTGTGCTGCGTTGACTTCAACAATCCAGTGGGTGATTGGATAATCCATATCCTTGGATCGCAACTGCCATTCTTCCATCATTCCCGAGTAACTACGGGTTCCTGTGTCATAGCCAAGTAGTTCTTCTGCGGTTAGTTTGATGCGTTCAACGTCGACCAGATAACGCAAATTAGTCTCTGGTTGGAACAGCCACCATTGGATAGCCCAAAATTGGGTTGGGGATGGGTCGACGCTGGCTATGGAAATAATGTCCCCAGACAGCCCAGGTGGTATATATCCTGGTCTGCGGTCGCTGTCGATGCATCCAGGGAACATAGTGCCGTCGTTCCCTATTCCACCTGTGGCCCAAGTGCGCTCAATAAGGTATGAGCCCTCTGCCATGTTCTCCTGCTGGTACACGATCTTGAATTTGGCAGGGTTGTTATAGCGGATATAGGACAAATCTTTCCATGACAGACGATATGGGTCTAGAAGTGGACCATTTGGCCATGGTTCTGCCGAGTTTTTACGGGAAGCAGGGCCAGTATCGAGTTCTTCGTAGTAAGCCTTATAGATCAGGTGATGGTATTTGTGCTTTTTGGCTGGCTCATTCGCTGGTTCTTCAAAATTTTTTATATCTGAGCCGTCGTATAGGTCATCAAAATTGTCGTAGGTGATCTTTGACAGGCAATGGGCATACAAATCCTGTGGTCCAAGCCTTTGCCCGATTACAGCCAGCACTCCGCCTGGATCGACGCGGGCTTCAGCCATGGAATCCCAGCGTTCTAGCAGTTTGTCGCGCGATACGGATTCTTTTGAATTTTCAGGGGAAGCAACGTCGTCAAAAAGTACGAGGTCGGCACGATGTCCGATAAATTCTGAGTCAATACCGTAGGCAGATACCGTTGGTTCCTTGTTATCCAAGCCACCGATGTTCTGTTGCTCCACAATGAACTCTTCTGCTCTCCAAAGAGCGCCCACATTCTGCGGCTTGAACCTTCCGTAATCGAGTGAGAGGCATGCCTCAGCGTCCAGGGCGAGCCCACGGCGCACCATCTCGGGATCTGGGTGCAATGGGACGGTACGCTCAAGGGTGTCGCGGATACGGCGACTGTACATCTTTGCCAGCGTTTGGGATACCGACCCAATCATCACGCGGATTGACCTGTTTTTGACGATCATCCATACTGCTACGTCGTGGAACAGGGTTGACTTGCCTGCTCCTGGCGGAACGTTTAGAACCAGGAACTCCTTTTCGTCTGATTGCAGGTAGGAAACGATCTTGTAAGCAGCATCTACCTGCCAGGGGCTTGGGACGCGCCCCAGATATACCCGTCGGAAATAGTCGAAGTCCTCTAGACCGCGCTGGGCGCGAGGAGAAAGACGACCAGTAGGAATAACAGGAGGAAGACTGTCACCTTCAATGAGCGTCTTAGCCAACGCCCTTTCCTTTTTTGCTCCATGCTTAACAGCCTCTTTGCCAATCTGTAGTTCTGCTTGCTTAAGTTCTGCGGAAGCCTTATCAGACTTGTTCTTCCAGTTGACCGCCGTGCGGTATGCGATACCAGCAATACGTGCAGCCTCAGTTAAGTTAGAGCCAGATTGCAATGCTTGCCAAAAAAGTGCGCGGTCTTCAGAAGTGACCGTCCGTTTGCCTTTTGTCATGGTAAAGTAACCGTAGCAGTCCTGTGGGTTAAATGGAAGTGTACCTCCTCGTGGTTGTGGATCCCGCAGGGCTGCTACGATTTTCTCGTCGGCGGGCATGCTGTCGAGCGAGTGTGTCGGCACCCTGCTCCAGTATTCTCCCTTGCTCGCCGACACTGTTTGCTTTCTCAGAAGAAGTGTGTATACTCAACCCACACAACTGGCAAGACTCATGTGCGTACCACGTTTGCAGGTGGCGGGCAGTAAACAGGGAAACCTGGGTAGGTATCTATTCTCTGAAATAGGTAAGCAGCGTGATGAACGACAAATCATCAAATCTTGGTGTCGGCTAAATAGCCACGGCCACCATTCACAAGCCTGTGGATAACTTGTGGAAAAGCGTGGGGGAGGCAACCACTAAACCACCACTAGTGATATATCAAAAATGTATAAAAGCCCCTATCAAGAGCCTACGCTAAATACACAAATTTAGGAGACGGATAATATATATCCCCTGGGCCTACAGCCTCGGCACATGCCCAGTTGAGCGCTAGCGAAACTGAGGCATCGACACGGCAGAGCGAAGCGGTTGCCGTCGTGATGGCGAGCGATAGCGAGCCCGTAACGCCAACGGACACGAAGTGTCGTGGCGTTTCGTAACTCAGAGCGAGCGAAGCGAGCGAGCCGCGCAACGAGGAGCGAAGCGACGAGTATGCGCGGCGACGCCATATCGACCGAACAAGTGTTCGCAAATTTAGCACCAGAGTCGCCGACTTTTTAGCCATAGCCAGCACTCGAGCACGCCACGCGGAGTGGTCGTCGACGAGCGGTCGAACTCGACGGCTTGCCTAGCGCACCTGCTGTCGTCGTCGGTGCGTCGTCGACTTGAGCCCAGACGCGCAGAAGCCCGACGAACTCCGCAGGGGGCGCGGTGTCCGTCGGGCTCTGGGTGTGGTCGACTACTCGGAGCGCAGTGCTTGGCGGTGCTCTTGGTAGAAGTAGGCGAACATCGCAGGCATACGACCAAACTCGCCTTCTACGAGTTGTCTGGTGGCTTCCATGATCTCCTCATCGTCGAGTGTTGCGTCGACGAGTTTGGTGTGGTGTGGCTCGCTCCACGTTGTGCCGTCGTGTAGTCGCGTGTACTGATCGAGCCCGAGTGGGTGAACGATGAGCAAGGTCTTTGCGGTTTGTTTTGGCTCGTCTGGTTCTGGCTCACCGTCGTCGTCGACTTTGGTTGCGTTGCCCCAAACGATGAGTCCGAGATATGGGCTCGTGAACACTTCGGCGAGGTGCTTCGGTGCTTCGTCGTGCGTGAGTAACTCGTGCAGTTCGTTGTTGTCGATCGTTTTCAGGTGACTCACTTCGACTGGTAGCACCATCGACGCGCCGTCCTCGAGTTCGCTTGCCTCGAGCATTTCTATCCCGATGAGTTCTGCGGTGCTCTTGTCGACTTCGCTGTATTCGCGGTGTAACGACTTCTCGAGGTGCGGGAGCATTTGTTCGAGGACTTGTGCGTGTCCTCGTTTGTGCTTGCGCTCGATCTCCTCGAACACTTGTCGAGTCTGCTCGAGTGGGTCTGGCACTTCTCCGTCTTGTGCCGGTGCTTCGTCGAGTTTGCTCGAGTGGAGTTCGCTCTCGATTTTGTCGGTGAGTGCTTTTATTGCTCCAGCGATGATCGGCTCATCGTTTGCGATTTGTTCTCCGACTCTGCCGATCTCGATGAGTTGCTGGCGCGTGAGTTTTTGTATCTCGCGCAGTTGCGTTGCTTCCTCGAGTGTGAGTGGTTCTGTGCGGTTCTCGAGTTGCTTTGCGAGTGCGCGTTGTTGATCGCTCACGGCTTTGAGTTTTTGCGTGAGTTGCTCGACTGCTTCGAGCCTTTGTTGCTTGTCCATTTTCATTTGCTCCTTTTGTTGTTGGTTGTGTTTCGTGCGTTGTTGCGCTCGATCTGTGCTCGACGACGTTCGACTAGTTCGCGTGTTGTGTAGTGCTTGCGTGGTGGTCGTGTTTGTTTCCAGAGGTAGATCGCGCAACCGATCAGCGCAGGACTCGCGAGTGCGAGCCCTGACGCGCCGATGGCGATGAACTGGATTAGTAGGTCGTTCATTTCATTTGCTCCTGTAGTGCTGTGTGATCGTGTAGATCGCGATGATGAGGAATAGTGCTAGGTCGTTCGTTGGCATTATCGGCTAGCCCAATTCTGCAACGATGTCGAGATGTATGGCGCAGGTTTGTGTCCGAGTGCCATGCGCTCGAGTAGATAGCAAGCCTCGTCGGCCGTCTGCACTTGTGTCGCTTTGCAGGCCGTGAGTCTCGAGATCATGTCGAGCGCGAGTAGTCGTCGACTCGTATGCCCTTTGCCGTTGATTTCTCCATCGCTGACCCAGATGACTGGAGTCGTCGAACTCTTGCGGTACTTCTTGACTGCGTAGGTCAGTGCTGTGCCGTCGAGTCCGTTCGCGTTGCCTGCTCGTGGGAGTTCTGCGACGCGGTGTCCGTCTTTGGCGAGTACCCAGAAGTTCGGGCGGTTCTCGTCGCTGTTTTCGGAGTAGCCGACGACGACTGCTCCTCGAGCGTGTTCAATTACCGTGTCAAGTTGTTCGGTGGTGTACGACATCGACCCAGACATATCGAGCACGACGAGCGCAGACTTCGCTCGAGCGCGACGCTCGAACACTCGACGCGCTGGATCGGTGAGTGCTCGAGATGGGTAGCGGAGTGTTCTGCCACTGTCTGACGCGCTTCGCTTCGTGCCGATCTTGCCGATGTGTGGCTTGTTCAGGCTCATTGGTGCAGGGCGTACCGCGTACCAGATACTCGAGTCGCCTTTGCCGTCGTCGGATTTTCTGCCGTCGCCTGCTTCGTTCGAGTATTTCTGGCTTGCCTGTTTCTCTGCCAATGGCTTGCGATACTGCTCGATTAGTTCGACGAGCCAACGAACCTGCCACGCGTCGTATCTGCATGGTTGCTCGTCGAGGTCGGAGTGGTCGTGCAGTGTTGACGGGTTGCGAGTTTCGACAAGTTTCTGTCGAGCGACGCGCTTGAGTTTTTGCACCTGCTCGAGTAGTTCTGGCGATTTCTTGCCGAGTACTCGAGCGATGGCAACACTCGACGCGGTGAACAGATGTCGGCAAGCCTCGTCGAACAATGCGAGGTCGTCAGTCTCGTATTCGAGTTGGCTTGCAAGTGCCGAGCCTGTGCCGTCGTTCCAGTCTTTCGATGTCGTGCTCATGGCGCGGTTGGTGAGTTCTTGTAGCCACCATGTGCAAGCGATGTCGAATAGTTCGGGGTCTTTTTCTAATGATGTGGCAACCTTTGCTCGATCGTCGAAATCGTAACGCGCTTGCACGAGTGCATAGGCGCGAAGTAGTTCTCCGATCGGGCTCGTCGACGTTGTTGCAACGATGTTGCCGTGTTTCACGCTTGCGAGTGTTGACGCGATTAGCGGAGCGGTGTTTCTACCGCTCCACTTCGTCGCGTTCGTGTCGTGGCGTTTCGATAGCCACTCTGGGCTCGTTCGATGTTTGGTCGCCATGTCTAAGCCTCGCTTGCGATCGCGCTGATTTTTTTCGCGGTGATAATGCTCTCTGCGTGTTGTGGCATGACCAACTCGACTGCTCGCTCAATGCCGAGTGCCTGCTCGAGTTCTGCGAGCGCATGGAACGCGCGGAGCGATACTCGCTCGTCGTCGCTTGCGTTTGCGAGTAGTCGTGCTGGTTCTCTCATGTATTCGGGGAGCAACGCCAACGCGTCTGGGTGTGGTTCGTTGATCTCGACGCATACAGGGAAGCGATCGCGCAACGCTTCTGCGAGCGAGTTCGGGTGACTGTTCGTCGTGAGTACGACCGAGAAGCCTTTTGCTGGTCGAACGATCTCGCCTGTCTCTGGGTGCTCCCATTGTGCCGACGCTTCGGAGTCGCAGAACGCGAGCAAGAGTCCGAGTACATCTCCCGACGCTTTGTCGACTTCATCGACGACGAGTCGAGCACCGTTGCGCCATGCTTTCACTGCCGAGCCTTCGTGGAACTTCCAGCCGTTTGCGTTTGGCTTCCACATACCCTCGATTTGTGCCGATGTCATGTCGTCGACGCAGATGAGTCGCTGACTGCCTGCTTCGGTTAGGTGCGCGGTAAGTGCGCTGTATGTCTTGCCCGTTCCAGGTGCTCCGTAGAGACAGACGCGCTTGATGTTGCTCGACAGTGTGTCGTCGAAGTCTCGCCAGCATTTCGGCAAGGCTTGCGCGGTGGTTGGGTTCGTTTCCATTTTGTGTACCTGCTTTCAGTTGTCCGTCGTGGTTGTGACGGGCTCGACGGTTAGTCGTCGAGTGCTTTCATCGTAGTCGAGATACGCGCTCGAGTTGTGCATTGTCGACGACGGCTCAAGGTGCAGGTACGACGACGGCTCGAGGTCGATCGGTGCGCGGTGCTTTATTCAGCGACGACGACGGCTCGAGGTCGACGAGTTTCTAGGGGTGGTGGAATTGTCGACGACGGCTCGAGGGCGACGCGACTTGCTCA